AACATACCAGTATGGAAAGCCAAAGTTAGATTAGAATATTTATACAATAAAGAAAAACATATTGGAGAAGAAGAGGTATGTCTTATCCATAGCATAACTACCTTAGAGGGTAGAACGCCATTGTTTAATATCATGCTACCGAATGGTGCTAACTATGCAAGGCTACCAATCACAGCTTTTTTTTCTGATCAATATAATAGAAAAGATGTAGTTGATTTAGAATTAAAACAATTAGTTTATTGGGATTGCTTATCTTACCACGCTAATATTATTGAGTACAATGCACTAGCCACATCACAGTGTAAGTTTATTGATCGCAATAATAAATTACATAGAGCTAATTACATATTCAGTATTGACTATGCTCAACCTGATATGAATTTATTAAACATAACTTATAGTGAAGTAAGTGAAGAGCATAAACACCACCACATATTAGAATTAAATAACTTAGATGAATGGCAAGGTAATTATGCACTCATGCCAAACAATAAAATATTATTTAATCTACCTAACTTTACAGTCAAAGATCAGATACCAGATTATAAAACTAATATGGATTATCCAAGTGTTGAAACAGATTCTTGGAGTACATCAGATGACGATAGTTTTTATTACAAGGTTAAAAATTAATGGCTAAAGATATTTATTTCAATCAAGCAAGAGTTAATTGGTACAATGAATGGCATAGGAAAGTTCAGGATAACAGTAAATTTAGAATGATTGATATAGATAGCTACGAATACTGTGGAAAATGCAACAATGGTGTAGCAGTTATTGAAACAACCTATGATGTAGGTAAATATAACAAAATTGCCTATCTTACTGCTGATATTGGCACTAAATTAAACATCCCTGCTTATATAGTTTATTATAACATAGAGGGTACTGATCACCCAACCTTTATTGTATCAAAAATTAATGCCATTTTAGAGGAAATAGACCCTATATCTGAGGGGTCTATGGTTGAATTAAATGAGCAGGAATATATAGGTTATTTAAATTGGCTCAGAGAACAACACACATGCTCATAATATAATGGCTAAATATAATCAACACGTCAGGCTACCAATAGGATTATTTAGTCATACTGGCTATCTAGGCTTGGCAGAGGAACGTAAGGCTCAATGCTTGGCGATACTTTTAGTTCTTCTTCGCTTTGCTAATCCCAAAACAGGCAGTTGTTATCCTCGCTACTCTAAGATTAAAGACATGATCGGCTTATCTCGTATGACACTCTATCGTTGTATTAGACTAATGATTGATGCTAAACTTCTAATAAAAAGGCGGCTGTCTTCTACTAATTTATACACATTAGCACCTATAATGTTAGTTAATGATGTATCCAATAGGTACGAGGTGGTATCTAATAGATACCTCAGTGGTATCCATAAGGTATCTATTAATAAAACTAGTATTAATAAAACAGTATTAATAGATAGTGGAATGAATATTAATAAAATAGATAAGATAGTTAATAGTAAAGATATAGATAAACAGACTAAGATAATAAAACTAGCTAGTGTACCTCTGGCAGAATTACAAAGCTATTATAGTAAACATCCTTATTACATACAACAAGCCATTGAGTACCAAGAGCAAGAGCTGCGTGATAAAAGAGCTGTACCAAAGCATATTGTAGAGCAAGCCATGACAGCAGCGGTATCAAAGACCATCAAGAACAGATCAGCATCATATAAAGCAAAGGTAGAGTTTAATAGGAGAAATAATTTAGATTGGCAAGGCAAGCCAAAAGTAAAATGATATGGCAGGTTTTAAATCTAAAAAGATATTTTGTTCTGGTATATCAAAGCTATCTGGCAAAAATTGTCAGGCTAAAGGGTTTCCTACTAATAGCTTCAATGAACATGGATTTCAAATCTATAAATGCAGATTTCATGGTGGACAAAATACAAACTTCTATGGCTTTAGAGATAGAGCAAATAGAGGAGGGTATAACAAGCCAGGTTATACAGATGAGAAGAAGATTAAAAGCCTTGCAAGTTTAAAACAATTTAGAGATAAGGATTTAGATTATGTCAGAAATTACTACGAAACCAAAGTCAAGCCAAGAGTTGATAGTCTTGGAAGATACTGTTCTAAGTACAGTATTAGAGCAGTTATCCGAAGGAAAAACTCTAGCAAGTATAAGGAAGGAAGGAACATTACCGATCAGCTTGATCAAGTTCTATCAATTCTTGAATCAAGAGGAAAACAAAGAGATCAAATCTAGGATTGAAGAAGCTCGTAAGATTGGTGTTCAAAATATAGTAGATAAACTTTTAGACATTTACCAAGCAGATATAAATCAAGACACATTAGATCCAAATCTTATTAGTTGGATAAGAGAAAAGACAAAGTTTATTCAGTGGATCGCTGGGAAAACCAGTGATTTGTACAGTGATAAAAAGGATTTAACTTTAAATAAAAACACAACCAACAACATTGTAGTAAGTTGGTTAGACTCTCCAGAACTTGAGCAAAAGTACACTCAATATGAGAATGTCAAAGAAGAAAAAAAGGAAATACTAGATCAGTAATTTGTAAATCTGGCTTTAAAAAAAGCCATGTATGTATCTGGAAAACATCTAAAACAAAGATCAAAAAAAGCCATGTAAGTTTATAGAAATCTAAAATTGCAATACAAAAAAAGCCATGTAAGTTTATTGGTATTAATAATTTTGGTTTAAAAAAAAGCCATGTAGGTTTATTAAAACGATATAAATATAATCAAAAAAAAGCCATGTATGTTTATCAATGGCTACAATGATATAAAGATAATGTTATAGATTATTTTTCTATTTGCTTAACTTCTTCAAAGTTATAATCAATTAAGCTATCCAATACGTTTTTTTTAACCTCTAAATTTTCATTGAATATCTTATCAATGTCGTAGTTATTCTCTTGAATATGCCTATCAATCATCTTGTTGATTAACTTGGTCATTGTAAGCTCTTCATGCCTACAACATGAGATTAACTTCTTCCATACGTCAAGTTTAAGGCTTATCATCTTTCTATTAGTGACGACATCAAAGGCGTTGAGTACTATTGTTTTTTTATTGTGCATGTTCATACTCATAATTATCCTCCATTATTTTATGATCAAGTAATCTTCTTTTATGTAATTCATACTCAATAATTTTATAATAAATTACTTCTTTCGTATCTTGTAAATTAAACGAAGAATAAAGATCAAATTGGTTTAGTAGCCTCTCATCATTCAATCTAGTTATATGTTCTTTTAACTGTTGTATTGAAGTCATGTTTATACCTTTCGTTGTTAGTAATTAGGGTTTAGATATGGAATATCCATTTCAATTAATTCTTTAACGCTATTTAAATGAAATTGCTCTGTCTTCCATATTTCTTGGCTAGGCTCATTCTTAATTCTGTCTTCAAGCCTAATTAATAACTCATCTATTACTTTAATAGCTGTGTTATATTTTTTAACATCATCTTTATAGTTCATTAGGCTACCTCTTTCATTTGTTTACACTGTTTACAATCACAACCATTTAACTCACTAGGCTCAAGTATTTCTATATCTTCGTGATCTAGTGTTTCGCAATACTTACAAATTTTATCTATAAATAAATCATTATAAAATCTGTTGTCGCAATTATTGCATTGAAGTATTTGTTTAATCATTTATGCTACCTCCATTTGTTTAATTTCTTCTACCTCATCATCTGAAACAGTTTCAGCTATATGAGAGCAATCAACCCAGTCTTTAAATGTGTATAAAATTGGATTGCCATTTTTGTCACAAACTTCATCTCCATTGTTATCGTATTTTGTAAATACAATTTTATTTATTGTGTAGTCACTCATTTATGCAACCTCCTCTTGTTTTCTTATCCATCCACATTCAAGCAAATAATCTCTTGATCTAGACAAATATTCATTTGTTATATTCTCAAGTGCCAATTCGTATAGTTCGCTATAATTTAAATCACGAACAAATGCTTCAGCACTTTGCATAACTTGACTTTGTTCTTTTCTAGTTAGTTCTTGTTGTTTAGTTGTCATTGTTTACCCCTTCAGTTGTTAATAAATTGATAGTTTATAATATCCATCTAAGAATATAAGCAAGTGCATTACGCCATAGCCAAGTAAAATAATTATAACTGTTGCTAGTAAAGCGTTTAAGTCTGATCTATTAAACATTAACAACCTCTTCTTGTTTCATAAGTTTTCTTTTTAAACTTTCTAATCTACCTATATATATTTTGTCTTCTGGATATGGTTCTACTTGTATGATGTCATAGTATAACCAAATCTTATTTATTTTTTTTTCAAGTTCTTTTATTGTTAATTTTTTTGTCATATTATAACCCTTTCAGTTGTTAAGTTAAATTTTATAAATGTAATAATCAGTTCCATTTATATTTACTTCATGTTCTAAACCATCATAAGATGACATAAAATGTCCCCTTCCATCAGTAGCAATAGCTTCATCAACAAAATGATCAAAATCTTTTATTAATGTTCTAATGGCTTTATTACTACCTTCGCAAAGTTCTTGAAGTTTTTTAATAACTTCTTGATCAACTTTAGAATGCTTAGCAATAAAACTAGGATTAAAAAAGCAAACGCTTTCCTCAATATAACCTCTAGCCGATCTATTAGCTTCATCATTGGTTAAAACTGAATAGTCATCCATGTTATTAATTGCTTCATCAATAGAGCAATTAAGATGTTTAGCTAACGCCTCAATTTTTTCTTGTTCTGTTTTATCTACTGTTTTAACTTTTGTCATATTATAACCCTTTCAAAGTTATTGTTTGTAGTTATACTATAGATTAACCTAATTGGTGTCAATCTAGTATAGATCTTATTTTAAGATCTCATAACCCACTAATAATAATGGGTTATAAGTTATTAAAATTATGCAACCTTTTTAACTTCTATAACTTCTTTATAGTCCCAATGATCTCTGTGCGAAATAGCTTTGCCATCTAAAACTAATTCTTCGGCTTGTTCTTTATTTTCTGCAAGTATAATATATGTTCTTTGAACGTCATATTCTAATACAACATTAAAAGTTTTTAGTTTTTTAGTCATTATACAACCTCTTTCTTATTTTCTTCATATTTTTGCTTATGGAATGATACAGCTTGATTTTTAGACTCTTTAATCATTTCATTTAAAGTATGAACACAAAATCCCATTTCTAAGATATTGTGCATTGCATCTGTTAACTGTAAGGTAAAAGCAACATGATTTAAATCGGATTTATGATTTAAAAATTTATCTCTGTAGCTTTCTAAGTCTTTCCAAGCGTTATTATATAGCTTGTTATATTCTCTGTCTTCTTTCTTTGTTATTTTTTTAGTCATTGTTTACCCTTTGTTATTTGTTTAACCACATTGGTAAACTATTAATAATATTATGTAAACTATTATTTTAATTATTTTTTAACCTTTTAGTTGTGTTGTTAATAAAAGGGAAAGGCAAAAAGAGAAATATATATACAAAGAGAAAGGCAACAAAACTATCCACAGTTTAACTAGAGATTGAATAAAAGGAATTAAAGAAGAATTAAACTAGATCAATGTAAGATTATACAACATGCGATTGTGTGGGTAATTATTAAGATCAATCAATTAAAGATGTGTAATAAACTTGGTATTCTTTAATACATTGCGATCATTTACATTGTGTGTATTTGTGTCGGATATGCAACAGTGTGATATTAATACAACACTATCTATCTTTAGTTGTGCTTTAATTTATACCGATAAGTTGATTGTTAACGCTGTAAACTATTTAATTGTCTAAAAGCTGTCATGTTTTTGCTAGCGACATACCCCATACCACCGCCAGTTGAGCCGCCGATCGTAATATATATATACATGGGACTAGAGAACTCACTTTGAGCCATAGTCAGTTCGCCACACAGAATCTTCGCCACACACAAAATCGCTAACTTATAATGGGTATATCCACAAACAACCCACCACCTTTTTTCTTTGCCTGACCAAACTTAATATAATATTAAAATACTACTAATAGTATATGAACAGATCAATGTACCAAGATGATGATGACAATGACTTTTATACAGCTAACGTAAAAGCAGTTGTTTATATTGAGAAAGATAATTCAATAACAGTTAAGTTCACAGGATTACAAAACAAAGAACACTCAGCAATATTTAGTTCTTGGTTAATGATGTTGTTGAATATTGAGAATGCAATTATAAGCAATGAAAAGTCTAAGGCGATTCACTAATGACAACGATTACAGAAACAGTAATTAACAGCGGTACAATACAATACAAGATTCCATACTACCCAAGAGAAAAACAAATTGAACTTCATTTTAATATGAAGAAATATCGCTGGTCAGTATTAGTATGCCATAGAAGGTTTGGTAAAACAGTATGTATGATTAATCATCTACTAATGTCAGCACTACGTTCTACTAACAAAGCACCTAGGTATGCCTATATAGCACCCACCTTCAAACAGGCTAAGTCTATTGCTTGGGATTATATGAAACAATACACATCATTAATACCTGGCGTTAAATTTAATGAAACAGAATTACGATGCGATCTTCCTAATGGAGCTAGAATAACATTGTTAGGTTCAGAGAACTCAGATGGATTACGAGGTATCTATTTAGATGGTTGCGTTATTGATGAGTATGCAAACGTGCAAGGTAAGTTATTTACAGAAATTATTAGACCAGCATTATCAGATAGAAAAGGATGGTGCGTATTTATAGGAACTCCTCAAGGAACGAATAATAACTTCTATGAATTATTCCAACACGCACAAGGGGATAAGCAATGGTTTCATTATAAAGCTAAAGCATCTGAAACAAACATAGTTGATCAATCAGAATTAGAAGCCGCAAAGAAAGTAATGGGTGAAAAGAAATACCTACAAGAATTTGAATGCGATTGGATTGCAAATATAGAAGGTGCTGTTTATGGAGATGTTATAACTAAGATAGAAGATGCTAGGCAGCTAACAAGAGTTCCTTATGATCCATCACTACCAGTTTCTACTGCGTGGGATCTAGGTGTGTCAGATCATTCAGCAGTTATATTCTTTCAACAAATGGGAAGAGCAATTAATATAATAGATTATTACGAAGAACGTGGTCAAGGGTTACCGCATTATGTTCAAATGCTACAAACTAAAGATTATGTTTATAAAGATCATTTTGCACCACACGATATTGAAGTTACGGATTTTGGTAATGGTAAAACAAGACGTGAGGTTGCTTATCAATTAGGAGTTAATTTTAAAGTAGTTCCTAAGATTCCATTTGAAGATGGCATCCATGCAACCACAATGTTACTACCTAGATGTTGGATTGATACAGACCATTGCAAAAAACTTATAGATGCGTTAAGACACTACCATAGGAAGTTTATAGATAAAAACAGAATGTTTAGATCTAAGCCTGTACATGATTGGAGTTCACACGCTTGTGATGCTATGCGTTACCTTGCAGTTGGAATCCAAGAAATAAATACTAGACAATCTGCACCGCAAAGTGTAGCAGATAGTGAGTACAAAATAATATAGGATTTTTTATATATGGGATTCTTATCACCAAAAATGCCAGCGTTGCCACCAGTGCAACCTTTACCTGAACCGCCTTCTAATAAATTAACAGAAGAAGAACAGGCAAAAATAAAAGCTGAGCAAGATGAAATTATTCGAAGACGAAAAGGCAGAGCAAGTACAATATTAACTTCTCCGTTAGTTGAAGAAGCAACTACTGAGAAAAAAAGTTTATTAGGAATGTAATATGGGATTTTCAAAAATGATAAGAGTTGCAGAATTAATAGGTGCTGTAAAAAAAATTCAATCAACTCCAACCCCAGTAGATGTTTCTGCTGCAGGAATGAAAAAAAAAAATTTACCAAAAGGTACTGGAGTTACATATTCTGGTATTAGAACATCATCACAAGGTTTACTTACAGGTGCAAAAACTGAAAAGAAAACTTTGCTAGGAGGTTAATATGGGTGGACCAATTCCAAATCCTTTTCAATCTAAACCATCAGCTCCATCACCTGCACCAGTCGCTGCCGCACCTACAACTGCAGTAGTATCACAATCGGCTGCAACAGATATGGATGCTTCAGGAATTAAAAGAAGAAGACGTGGTAGATCTCCAACTATATTAACTGGAGCTGCAGGCGTTCAAGAAGGTGCAACTTTAGGCACACCAACATTACTAGGATAATAAATGGGTGAAACCGATTTAGTAAAAGATCTCTTAAAGAGATTTGGAAAATTAGTAACACAACGTCAAACTTGGGAATCGCATTGGCAAGAAGTGTCAGATTACATGATGCCAAGAAAAGCAGATGTAACTAAAAGAAGATCACAAGGAGATAAACGATCTGAATTAATATTTGATTCATCACCATTACATGCTGTAGAATTATTGTCAGCATCTCTACATGGTATGCTTACTAACCCTGCAACACCTTGGTTCTCATTAAAATTTAAAAATATAGAATTAGTAGATGAAGATGCGGCAAAGGAATGGTTAGAAGATTCAACAGAGAAAATGTATGAAGCATTTAACAGATCTAATTTCCAACAAGAAATATTTGAACTATATCACGATCTAATTACTTTCGGTACAGCAGCAATGTATATTGAAGATGATGAAGAAGATATAGTAAGATTTTCTACAAGACACATTGGTGAAGTTTACATATCAGAAAACAATAAAGGAAAAGTAGATACAGTATTTAGAAAATTTAAATTAACAGCTCGTGCATGTATAATGCAATTTGGCGAAAATAATGTTTCTAAAACAACTAGAGGTATTGCATTAAAAGATCCTTATGAAGAAATTACAATTCTTCACGTTGTATATCCAAGAGAGAATTACGATCCTAGAAAAAAAGATAACAAGAATATGCCATTTGCTTCTTGCTATATTGAACCAGAAAACAAACACGAAATATCTCAATCAGGATTTAATGAGTTCCCTTATGTAGTACCACGTTATTTAAAAGCATCATTTGAAATTTATGGAAGATCACCTGCAATGACTGCATTGCCAGATGTAAAGATGTTAAATGAAATGTCTAAGACGACAATCAAAGCAGCTCAGAAACAAGTTGATCCTCCTTTATTAGTTCCTGACGATGGATTTATTTTACCAGTAAGAACAGTACCAGGTGGTTTAAATTTCTACAGAGCAGGAACTAGAGATAGAATTGAACCATTAAACATTGGTGCAAATAATCCATTAGGTTTAAACATGGAAGAGCAAAGAAGAAATGCTATTAGAGATACGTTTTATGTAAATCAATTAATGATGCAATCTGGTCCACAAATGACTGCAACAGAAGTTGTACAACGTAACGAAGAGAAGATGAGATTACTTGGTCCAGTTCTAGGAAGATTACAATCAGAATTATTAAGACCATTAATTGATAGAACTTTTGCAATATTACTTAGAAAGAAATTATTTAAACCAGCACCAGATTTTTTATCAGGTGTAGATATTCAAATTGAATATGTATCACCACTTGCTAAAGCACAAAGATCTTCTGAATTACAATCTATTATGAGAGCAATAGAAATATTTGGATCACTTGCACAAGTATCTCCAGTATTTGATCATATCAATATTGATAATCTAGTAACACACTTAGCTGACATCGTTGGTGTTCCTGCTAAAGTATTAAACTCTAAATCAGAAGTTAATGCGATTAGACAACAGAAACAACAACAACAAGATCAACAAATGCAAATGCAACAAATGCAACAAATTGCACAAGCTGGTGGAGCTGTAGCACCACTTGCCAAGGCATTACCTGAGGAGGCTAGAGCTTTAGTAGCACCACAAGAATAACAAACGAAAGGAAAATAAATGGAAGAACAAATAAATAAATTAAAAGAATATTATAAAATGGTTTTTGAATCTGATGATGGCAAGATTGTCATGGCAGATTTAGAAAAGAGATGCCACTATAATGTTACCACCAACATAAGAGGTGATAGCCATGAGAGTGCATATATGGAGGGACAACGCAGCGTTCTTCTATTTATTAAAAACATGCTGCTTAATGATAAACTAAAAGGAAAATAAAATGTCAGAAATACAGACAACTGAGGTAACTCAGCCTGTTGCAACTGAACAAACAACAACTGCAACAGCACAACCAATACTAAGCTCAACACAACAACCAACACAACCTACATCTGGTAAGACTTGGAAAGAAGCTATTTCACAAGAATACAGATCTAATCCAAACATAGAAAAATTTACTGAACTAGATGCGTTAGCTAAAAGCTACATCAATGCAGTATCTATGATTGGTACAGATAAGATTCCTCTACCAGGAAAATCTGCAACAGATGAACAGTGGAATGAAGTATATAATAAATTAGGCAGACCAGAATCTGCTGATAAATATACTTTAGAATTTAAAACTGATGTCGCACCAGTTGATGAAAATGTAATCAAAGGATTCGCACAGAATGCTCACAAGCTAGGTTTAAATAATAAACAAGCTCAAGGCATTCTAGAGTTTTATAAATCAACATTAGAAGGTTCAGCAAAAGAAATGTCAGTGAATATGGAAGCTGCACAAGCTGAAGCTACTAATGCTTTAAGATCAGAATGGGGAAGAGCATACGATGACAACTTGAGAAAAGCTGCAAATGTTGCTCAAACTTATTTAGAACCAGAACTTCTTGATACTCAATTAAGAGATGGTAGCAGATTAGGAGATAATCCTAAGATCATAAAAGCATTTGCTAACATTGCTAATCTATTATCTGAAGATAAAATTATCGGTACAGAATCTGATAATATACTTCAAGGTAGAGAAATTGAAAAAGAAATAGAAGAATTAACATCTGATA